AAAAACTCTTGACTATATACAGACTGTTTTTATTTTTTTTTTATTATTATTATTATACACAAAATGGGACATAAATATGAAATTGCAGCCTAACATATATAGACTGAAATTGTTTATATATGACTATATACGCTGCGTATATAGATTTACCTTCCTAAGGCATCTAATTTGGAATGAACAAATTAGGAGTACATAGGAAATAAAAGACTTGAAAATCTTCTCCTATAGCGCACAATCTTGTGATATAAGACCTATCAGAAGGTCCAGGTTCTATCATTGAGTGCACTGAAAGTCGTACGAAAGGATCTGTTCGCAAACCAAACCAACCATCCACTCCAAGTGTATAATCGATTCGTTGAGCGTTACTCATCCTTTGAATGCTGTAATAAGGAGACTCTATTTCCAGAGCTCCCATATTACCTAGCATTAATGCTGACCCGGCCAAGCCGGATTGATCATGTAGAAAACTTTTTGGGTCTGTGCCCAAATCGTTTACGCGACCCCGTTGAAATTCACCTGTCGTAGGGATTGCTGAATACATGGTACTTCGAGACAATGGATAATGCATGTATTTCCATCGCATTGCGCCTCTCCAACCTACAAAACACTTTATTATCATAGATATCACCGTAGGTGATATAGGCATAAACGTGTTAGGAAAGTACTGGTTGTAGTTAGCAGCGTACCTGGGCAATGGTATACTCGGATATACTGCTGAATGATACAGATGTATCGGTGTTGTTTGAGCGGTATCTTTAGTGCCAAGGCGCAAATGATCAGCCTTTTGGTACCGCTTCATTAATTGGCGTAAAGATGTTATCTCTTCTCCAAAAAATACTGTAGTTCTGAAATTTGAGGGAATACCTACGTTGTGTTCCACCTCTACGTCAGATGGTGTTGATAAGATATCAGATTCCGGTAGTAGTTCTATGGTATCCGTATCTCGGGGAACTGCAAGCTCAAAATTATTAATCTTCATACTAACAATCACAGATAATGCCGGAGATACCAATTCATCAGGTACGCTCAGCAAGCTCTCCACATAGACACTAATGTTCCCCACATGGGTATTCCTATTGTAAGCTGGTAATGGCAGAGAACTTATAGCCGGAAAAGATGCTCCTTCGTCCGTGGCGTGACACCGCAAATAGTTCTGGTTTGTCATCCACGGACAAGGTACGCATATATTAGAAGCTTCTGTAATGTCTAATACCCACGACATCACTTTATTGTCATTCTCGGGTAGAAATACGCCCAATGAAGCACCAGGGTCAACTACAATCCTCAATCTTCCTGAATGAAACCCACAATGTACAACATCGAAATTAAAACACACTTCACCCCTCCAATACTTAAAAAATTGTGAAATATAAGCTTGAGGTGTGGTAACTACCTTACGACCTACTCTCGCCAATCTATCAGTATAAACTAACGACCGGAAAATCATCGGTGTAATAGGCATATACCACAATCGTAGGCGCTCTGTATTAGTATGAGACCATTGGAAATTGTCTATCATAGTCATACGATCGCCAAACGATTGAATTGATAATTCATCTTTGTTAGTAAGACCTACAGTCTTCGCATCGATTGTCAATTCTTGCTTTACGTCCATTGCTAATTTAGTACTCGTGTCCACAGTATTCATAGTAGCTAAACCCCCAGTAGGAACTAACCGCATCTTTCCGGGTTCTTTCAAATCAATTGGTCTCGAAAAACCATATGCTTTGGCTACCATGGCAGTTGCGCCGGCTGCAATTTTCGTGGCCTTTGCATAATCGCCTATGATAGGAGCTCCCTCTAGCATTCCGGCTACTTTAGCTACAACAGAAGCCGGTTGGGAAATGGGACCTGTGTATTCGTCATTTTGTGGTACTAATGCGGGTGTTACCACAGGAGTTCCTATCGGTATCGAAAAAGGTGACGTACCACCAGGGTTTACTACGGGTGGTGTACCAAATGAAAATGGAACAGAAATAGTTGGTGTAAATAACTCTACATTTTCCATCCAAGCATATAACGATACAGTCAAATTCTGCAGCTGGCCGCCTGCGGTACGCAACGGAGCTACAGATGCTACGTACAAAGAACCCATATTAACGACGTCTTGCACATACGCTAATTCCATTGCATCCACGTAATTAAAGAATGGGAGAATCATTTCTCCACCTTCTCCTGTACATGGATCCATCAGAATATTCGGCTGTTGGGACCATTGCATAATATCGACTACACGATTAGCATTGTTGCTCACAGGTGTTGTGTATTCATTTGTTAGTGGTCTATAGTACGCCATCAATCTGCCATAATGAAATGCAGATCCATTAATAACAAATTTGACATGAAGATTGCCTCTAAGATGCCGGAATCCTCTTATCTTCTCTAACACGGATGGTATTGTTAAGTACAACCACCACGGATAAAATCTGAGATTTACGTCACCATTCAAAGGCCACCTAAATGTACCAATACGCACAGGCCGTTTCAAAAACTCAGCTAATGACAAATTGTCTACACTAGCGGACGCAGTCAAATCAAGAGAGGAGCTCATATCCAGCACATTACCTCCTGAGTCGATAAAATTCGTTAGTCCACTTTCTGGTTGAAGCCCGGTTACGCACCGGGTCGCGCGAGTACTACTAACCGTACTTGGTTCTACATAATTCATGTTTGTAAGATCATTTGCGTCCGCCCTGCGTCCGGTCTCTAAAGACGCAGGGCCGCTACTCGTTTCTGACCAATCATTCGTCAATCTCCATTTCGAGCGGTTAGGAGATTCGTAAATCAGATTGGACTCTGCGAATAAATATTCACAGGAGCGTGTTGTAATATCCCCATCGGACACTACATATGTACCTTGTGCATAATTTCTAGCATGGAACTTCTCGAATAACAACGTCAGCGCTTGAACTGTTGCTACGGACTCGTGAGGTACATACTTTCCATTACCAATAGGTATCTGTTTTGTCAATTCAATGACATCACTTATTCCTTCTTCCAACTCTAAATAACGCTCTCGCAAGAACGTAGCTAGATTCTGCTCCAACACATCATCTGTGTGAGCATCGTGCGCGTTGGCTATCGCACGATAGTTTGAAAACATCTTGGCCAAACTAGAAAACTCCAAAACACCCACCCATCTGTTTAAAAGTCTATGTCTCCTAAAAGAACGTTTTAAGAAGCTAACGTCTTCTATGGTATCATAGCCCTTGCCAGATAGATCAGTCGATTTGTGCGCATCTGTCCAGACGATACGTGATTCCGCAAACACAGACTGGATATTCTGATAATTAAAAGCTGGTATATCATCAGAAACACTACACAAACAATCATCACCGTAAGTCGTCAATACAACATGGTCTGTAAAATTAAACTTAGGATACAGATTGTAAAACACATAACGGTGCAATAACTGATTGGCGATACAGTTGATAATTACAGTCAATGGGTTCCCGGATGGATTACTCCCAGCGACTTGTATATAACTACCGTCGTAATCATATGTTGGAAATGCGATCTCCGCCGCTATACTGCGCATAGCTGTTCTGTCTGTCTTGGTGTAACCGGCCATCTTAGCTATCGCAATCATTATTTCCAGAGATTGTTGAATCAAAATAGGATTCATTGTTTTGTCATAGTTTTTATAATCACCGGCTAAGAACTTCGGGAATCGCAATAAATGGGAAGCTAGCTGATCCCAGTCGGGTCCAAATGTGTTCATACCCACTGCAAGTTCGCAAGACAACCACCTGTTGTACATAAATCTAATTATTGGACTGTAGTATCTACGTGTTACACACATAAATGCTAAATCGCAACCACCAAAAATACGCATCTTGCCTTTGC